AGCCAAAAAAATTATCAAGGAAAAAGAGGAAATCATTGAGAACCGTCAGACAAAACTGATGGCTCTCATGCAGGGTAAATCAAAAGCCGTGGCTGGTTCGTATAAGGTGTCGTGGCCAATGCGCCACTACAAAGCCCAAGAGCAAAGGGTTATCCCGGCACGTGATGCCTACTCTATCCGTCAATCTTCTGTCTCAGTAAAGGAATAACCATGAGCAACGTAAGCGTACAACCGCAGGTGCTAGACCCTGCTATCCAAGAATCTATTGTCCTCAAGGGAGACTTGTCTGGCTTGAGCCCCATGCAAAAGAAGGACTACTACCTGTATCGATGCCAGCAGGTAGGGCTTGACCCGGCCGCCAAGCCATTCGACTTACTGACCTTGAATGGCAAGCAAGTCCTGTATGCCAACGCTAGTGCAACGCAGCAATTGTCCAGCGTGCATAAGCTATCAACTCAGATAACCCACCGTGAGAACGTGGGCGACATCTACATTGTGTCTTGCAGGGTAACAGGTTCGGATGGCAGGGTGTCCGAGAACCAAGGCGCAGTCAACATTGGCGGGTTGAAGGGCGACCATCTGGCCAACGCCGTACTCAAGTGTACGACCAAGGCTATCCGCCGTTCGGTGCTGGCTCACGTCGGCTTGGGTATGCTAGACGAGACAGAGGTTGAGACAATCTCCGAGGCACGCAAGGTCAACAACCCGCTAGATGAACTGCCAAAGCCACCCGGTGCGTTCGGCAGCGCAATCAGTAACGTCGTGGCCAGCGCAGTCCAGCAAGCCAAGAAGGATGAGGTAGCCGAGGCAGTCGAGATACCAGTAGGAACTGTATATACGCTAACCCTACCCAACGGAGAGGCAGCAGACCATCCTACCTACGACGCATGGGAGTCAGCCTACGTGGGAATGATTGAGAAGATTGCCAAGGCAGGCAAGGCGCCGGTTCAGAAACGACTGGATAGCATTGACCAACTAAAGCAATGCAACCTTGAGGTTATTGAACAGCTAACCTTAGAGATGAGAATGGTTCTCAATACCAAGGTAGCCAAGTGGTTAGCACCGCTGCGGGAATCAGCTCAGGTATAAATGCCGTTCATGCTTGCGGCGTTTGACAAGGCCGGGGAGCTCTTTGCCCCCGGCTTTTGTCCATGCCATGAAGCCCTCGGCTGCGCCATCAAAGTCACCACGGTTATGCTTCATGCGGATAGTAGAACGTTGTAGATTACCTAGTCCGACGTTGAAACTGAAGGACACCAGAGCATCGAAGCGGCCTTGGGTAAGTCCTTCTGGACAAAGTCTAAGTACGCCTCGCTCAAACGTAGCGAGGTCTTTTGCAAGTATGTCATCGACTTCAGCCATTGTGAGAGTTCTATCCCACCCATCAGGGATACTAAGTCCTTTGCGTTCATCAAACTTTACCCTTATATGATTAGCATCAATGACATGACCAACACCAACAGTCCACAATAAAGCAGGGCAGCGGTAGGGACGAAGTCGTACTCCCTCGTCTTTTTTGATTCCTTCGATTGCATCCTTACTAACCTTCACTTCTTAGCCCAGCCCCTAGAGCCGAACCAGAATCCAATGATGCCACCCAGCATGGCCATCTCGTCGCTTGAGAAGATAAGCTCGGCAACTTTCTCAACGTCGCCTACCGACGCCACTAGATGCGGCATGGTAAAGATGTTCCAAGCCAGCCATGCGTTGATTGCAACCAGCTCAAGCACAAAAATGTAAGTCACGGTCGGGCGCACAGTCCCAACGTAGTTGACCACCCAAGTAGACGCACGCTCCATTACCTTCTTGTCATGGTCGAGAGCTGCGTTCTGCATTTGCGCTTCGGTCTGCATGGCAATCTGGTCAGTACGGATTTCCTCTACCTTTTGCTGTGCAATAAAGCCACGCTCTGCCAAAGCCAACTCACGCTCAGTTTGAATCTGGGCCAGCTTTAGCTCTTGCTCTTTGTCAGATTTATCTTGGAAAAAATCTAAGACACGAGGCAGGCCAGAGATTAGTAGACCACCGAGGGTAGAAATAAGAGATAGCATTACAGGTGTCCTTTGAAAATGTAATAGGTTGTAACAATAATCAGGGAAGCGATGAAACACATGACCTTGAGCTCACGCAGCTTCTTTAGGTCACGGCCCATCTCGTCACGGCCATCCTTGACTTCTTTCATCTGCCGTTCTTTGATTGCCTGAATATCTTTCCACTCGTACTCTGCTTTGTCCTTGCCGTAACGCTCGACAAGCTGTTGGAATAAGTCGTCCTCGGCTTCCTTGATTTCTTTAAGTCTGCGCCACTCCGCAAAGGCTGTGAGGATTGTGGTATCACCTTTGACTACACGCTGCTTCTTTTGAAACTGTTGCTTGGCCTGAAGCTCGGCAACGCCCAGCTTCTGAATGTCAGTAACAACCGACTCAATCTCTTTGCCAGCAGCAATTGCACTCTTGATGCTCTGCGCTGCGCCTTTAGCCGATGATACTAAGTCACTCATGTCAAACCCTTTGGCCCCTGAAGTAAGCAACGCCATCAAGCACTTCGCACAACTCTGGCGGCAGCAGCTTGCCGTTCTCAAATGTGAGCACTACAAACCCAGAGCACCAGTTGACCGGGTTCATCTCGGTGTAGGTAAACTGATCCCCGTATGGTTCGGCCAGCGTCCCGGCGTCTACCCCCCAGCGACGGCCATCGTAATCTGAAAAGGGGGTCGTTTTGAGCTGATGTAGATGCCCGGTGATAATACTGCGCCCAGATTTCAAGGCATTGTTCCACGTACTATGCACGCCGTTATGATAGCGATGCTTAATAACAACAGAGTCGTTAATGTCTATACGCCATCCTGTATGCCAGCCCGGGAAGTACGCAAACAAATCGCTAAACTCTGATAGCTCCGGTGCGTTCTGAGCGATGTAGTTAAAGAGGCGCACGTCATGGTTGCCATACGTCCACAGTTTAGTAGCGTTCTTAGATGCGTTTGCAATCTCATGCAGCCGGTCTTGGCAGGCTTCGATTTCCTGCTTTGGTGTTGGCGGGTTAGTCTTCATCAAAGCGGCATGGCGGCTAATCCTAGCCCCATCAAAGACATCACCATTAAGCACAATAGTCTTAGGCTTAAACTCAGTCAGCAGTTTGACAAATGCTTTGTGGGCTACGGTTGATTCTTCTGGCCAGTAGTGGCAATCGCTGGCGATGAATACATGGCCATTGTCTACCTTGTGTTCTATCACCCTGCGGTTCTCTGGTATGAATGTATTGCGCTGGCTATCTTGTGGCGCCAAGTACGCTGGTAGAGAGATGCCATACTGCATTTGAATCTTGGCCTTGCGCTGGGCCAGAGCCCGGACAGACAGGCCAACGTGCTCGGCAGCAATCTTGGTACTGCCAAACCTTTTCATCGAACTAATGATTTCTTCGTCAGATACTTTTTTTAGCGCCACGACTTTTCCCCGTAAGTTTAACTTCGTCGATGGGCTCATGGGAACTTGTGTCATACATACAAGAAATAGCGACTGCCTCACGGGGAGATGCCCCCATGTGCATTGCCGCTATTGCAAAGTTAGCACCAGTACCTATGGCCCAAAAGTCGTTCTTAATTCTGGCAGGTATGATGGTACTTTCGTAAATATAAATGCCATCATGTCTGAGCTCAAGAACGGTCACGTCAATATCAGAATCTAAATCACCACCTGATTCCATTGCCTGATAAAACTTTAGAATCTTATCCCAGTCGCCGCAAGCACCATAGACGCAATCCTTGCCACGTCGTAGCTTCTCAACTAGGTAGAAAGAATCGTCGCCGCTAACCATACTATCTGCGGCGATTTCTCCCGTAGAAAATTTTGCGGCTACTGTTGTCACTTAACAACTAGGCTTAACAGTAAAACAATTATGAACCCAGCAGAGCCAATCAGGATTTGCTCCAAGCGCTTTAGTCTAGCGTTTATCCCAAGATAGCGTTCAGCACAGACAGCTTCGTGGGTGTCAAGTTGGCCTTTGACTTCGACGATTGTTGACATGGTTATGCCTCAATCTTTTCCATAATCTCGTCCATGCTCTCCGAGACTTCCCAGTTGTTGCCGTTCATACCAAACGCTACACGAACCTCTGTGCCGTCTTCTTGTTTA